AGACTCCCCCCGATAGATGTTACACACCTATTCCAGATGGAGCTTCCGGTAACATGAAGCTTCCTAGAATGTGTACATATTGTACTCATAAGTTTGAATGCCACAAAGATGCAAATGATGGTAAAGGATTACGTGTGTTTGAATATTCTAAAGGTTTAAACTATTTAACCAAGATTGTTAGAGAACCAAAAGTCAATGAGATAACTCACAGGATGGTGAAATAAATATGAATTATAAATTTAACGAAGAAAATACTATACAACAGATCAAACGATATATAGATCAAACATACGACAGGCATTATGCAAATGGTAAGTATCAAGCAACTGATATGATTATAGATGCAGGACATGGAGAAGGTTTTTGTATAGGTAATATTATGAAGTATGCCATGCGTTATGGTAAAAAGAATGGAAAGAATCAAGGAGATTTGCTAAAGATTATACACTATGCTATAATAGCTATTCACTTGGGAGACATGGAAGATGATTAAAGAATATTTAGGTATTCAAATAGATTACAGTAAGGATAAAAAACTAGACAAGTTTAGTATTGATACTCTTCAGGACCGATACTTTTGGGATGGAGAAACAAGTCCACAAGAAGCTTTTGCAAGAGCTGCAGTTTTCGGAGCTACATACAAAGGTAATATAAATTTTAATTTAGCACAGAGGTTATATAATTATGCATCCGATCATTGGTTTATGTTTAGTACTCCTATACTTAGCAACGGGGGAACAACTCGTGGCTTACCTATTAGCTGCTTTCTCAATTACGTACCTGATTCGAGGGTTGGTCTTTCTGATCACTATGATGAAAACATATGGCTCGCAAGTTCAGGTGGAGGTATCGGTGGATATTGGGGAGATGTTAGGAGTGATGGGGTGTCAACTGGCAACGGTTCTCGTTCTACTGGATCAATCCCGTTTATGCATGTCGTAGACTCTCAGATGCTTGCCTTTAATCAAGGCACTACAAGACGAGGAAGTTATGCTGCATACTCTGACATCTCTCATCCAGAAATTGAAGAGTTTATTAATATGCGTAAGTCTTCTGGTGGTGATATCAATAGAAAGAATCTTAACTTACACAATGCAGTCAACATAACAAATGAATTTTTAGAAGCTGTTAAGACTGATGATGAATGGAGACTGATAGACCCTAAGACTAATGAGCCTACGAAAGTTATTAGTGCTAGAGAATTATGGATGCGTTTACTTGAGACTCGTGCAGAGACTGGTGAGCCTTATCTAATTAATATAGATACATGTAATGAAGCTCTACCTAAAGGACAGAAAGATTTAGGACTACAGATCAAACAAAGTAATCTGTGTTCTGAAATAACTTTACCTACCAACAACGAACGTACTGCTGTATGTTGTTTATCAAGTGTCAATTTAGAATACTATGATGCTTGGAAAGGTAACGAAGAATTTATAACAGATTTAGTGACGATGCTTGACAATGTCCTTGAGCATTTTATTGGAGAGATAGTACATACAGAAAAATTAGGTGGTTACACTGCAAATTATAAGAGGTTTAAAAATTATGTTAAAGAAGGTAAAGAAGGTTTGGTCAAGGCTGCATACTCAGCTTACAGAGAACGATCAATTGGATTGGGTGCAATGGGATTCCACTCCTATCTCCAAAGTAAAGGATTATCTTTTAACGGGTTACAACAAACTGGCATCAATAACACAATCTTTTCTGATATTAAATCCAAAGCTTTACGAGCTACTACAAAGCTTTCTGAGGATCGTGGTGAAGCTCCTGATGTACACGGTAGCAATAAGCGTAACTCTCATCTCTTGGCTGTTGCTCCTAATGCCAGTAGTAGTATTATATGTGGTGGCACTTCCCCTAGCATTGAACCATATCGTGCTAACGTATATACGCACAAAACTTTATCGGGTAATTACAAAGTTAAAAATAAATTTTTAGAAAAACTTCTTAAAAAGAAAGGGTTGAATGTCGAAGAAAGAGAAAAGGTTTGGAAAGATATTTCAAACGAAAGAGGTTCTATACAAAATATTAAAATATTTAATAAAGAAGAAAAAGAAATATTTAAAACAGCAGACGAGATAAATCAATTACATTTAGTAGAACATGCAAAGATTAGACAAGAATACATTTGCCAAAGTCAAAGCGTTAATCTTTTCTTTGTACCACCAAAGGCTACAGAACCTCAAGAAGTACATGATGAATTTTTACAATACTTAAATGACGTACACTGGTATGCTATGCACCATTTAAAATCATTGTACTATCTTCGATCAGATGCAGCTAAGTCTGCTGAGAATGTAAATGTAAGAATAGCAAGAATTAATTTAGAAGACACAGAATGTATAAGCTGTGAAGGATAAGAAATGACAGAAGAAAAATTTGATACAATGTATGAGGGCAGATTTGATGCTCTTCAAAAGAAATACGAAGCTGAGATAGCTATTGCTAAATCAGAATTAAATACATACTTCTCGTTAGGTATGGGAGTAGCAGAACATCCTCATATAATAGAGTCTATGGATTTACTTTTAGATAAGATGGCTGCTGCTCAAGAGAAGTTAGAGTTATTACTCAAGGAGTTTTAAATGGCAGACGATACCTTTCGTCAGTTTTGTACTCGAATGTGGTTGGATTACTGTGATGAAAATTCATCCTTTGGTTCGACTATTTTAAGTGAAAAAGAATATATTAAAGAATACAATCAATGGTTGTTACAACAATACGCTAAACATAAGGAGGAACAGTGAGCTTATTAGGAACACAAAATTATTTTAAACCATTCGAGCATCCTTGGATGTTTGATTACTGGGATTTACAACAACAGATGCATTGGATACCAAATGATGTACCACTAAATACAGATGTCAAAGACTGGAACAACCACTTGACAGATGAAGAACGCAATCTAGTTAAGCAAATATTTAGATTGTTTACACAGTCAGATGTAGATGTTGGGTCAGCATATATTCATAAGTATATGAAATTATTCAGAAAACCTGAAGCACAACTTATGATGTCAGCTTTTGCAAACATGGAAGGTATACATCAGGTAGCCTATAGTCAACTGTTAGAAACTATTGGTATGCCTGACAAAGAGTACAAAGCATTTGCAGAGTATGAAGAAATGGCTAACAAACATGAATACCTTTTAGACTTCAAACCTACAAGAAACAACAAAAGAGAAATAGCTAAAGCTTTGGCAGTCTACTCTGCTTTTACAGAAGGATTGCAGTTGTTTAGTAGCTTTGCAATCTTGTTAAACTTTCCTAGATATGGTAAAATGAAAGGTATGGGTCAGATTGTAACGTACTCTATACGTGACGAGTCATTACATGTTGAAGCTATGACTAAACTATTTAGAGAGTTTGTCAAAGAAAATCCGGACATTTGGAAAGATGATCTTAAGAAAGAATTATATGATATCTGTAGGAAGATGGTAGAATTAGAAGATAAGTTTCTTGATCTAGTATTTGAGATGGGTAATCTTGAAGGACTTACTAAGGATGAAATGTATGCATACAACAGATACATAGCTGATAGAAGATTATTACAGTTGGGATTAAAACCAAACTTTAAACAAAAAGACAATCCTTTGGAGTGGATTGACGAAGTGATCGGTGTCGAACATCAAAACTTTTTTGAAGGTAAGGCAACGTCATATATGAAAGCAGGGCTAAGAGGAAATCATGGAAGTTTAACTTTTACGGAATTGCAAAATGAAAAAGAATGAAGCCACATTGATTAGCTACAAATTAGTAATAGATCAAAAAGGAAAAGTATATAGTGAACGTAGTATCAGTGACATAGATCAGATCGAGGAACGATTTAATCCTATCCTGTTTAATACTTTAAAGACTACGTTACGTAAGGCATCCTCAGAACTAGATGCCATACATAATAAAATAGAAGCAGACTTGAATTGTAGAATACAATAGTTACTGAGCTAAAGGATTCTTGTTTTCATCTTTCAGTGTAGCTACATCAGCTTTGAGTGTGGCTACTTCTGTCTTGAGACTCACAATATCAGAGCTGTTATCAGGAATAACAATCCCATCAATTTGCTTTTCTAAATAATTTACAGATGTTTCTATTGCTACAAATCTTTCTTCAATAATTTTTTGAGCGTCTTCTGTATCTCCAATCCCACCTATTTCTGCTTCAAGATTCTCTAATCTATTTACATAAGTAGCACCAGTATATCCAAACCCTGCTAGGGTTGCAACGATACTAACTAAAGCTATTAGTTGTGTAGTTTTATTTTCAAACCATTCCATATTTTTCTCCGTTATAAATTCGGTTGCATGTCTATCATGTCACCTAATGTTTCAAGACTAGCACCTGCTAATCCATAAAAAGCTTGTGTATTATCTCCAATCATAGCATCTGTATAGATTGCTCTTGGTTCATACCAAGTTTCTTGCTGTGGTATTTGAGCTTCTCTATACGCATCAAATCCTGCAACGTATCCTAAGTAAGCTACAAGAGTTGTACTGTCTGCGTATTGTCCTGTCTCTTCTTGTTGTTGTTCGGCTTGTTCTTGTTGTTCTTTAATATTGTTTGCTATAATTTGATCAGCTACTTGGTCAGCTTCAGAAGCTGTCATGACTCCTGAAATAGCTGTATCAATCTCGCCTTGCATATCTTGTACTTGTACATCTGCCATTGCAACTTGTGGAGTACCATCCATGTCT